TTTATCAAATTTTTTGAATCTAAATATTTTTGAAATTTATACATCAATGAATTATAACAAAAATTAATGCTAATATTTGACTCATTACATTTTTTTTCGTAATCATCAATTATATTTCTAAATATATGTTCTAATTTATCATAATCAGTTGCTTTCATAAGTATTTTTTTATAAAGTTCATCAATTCTGGCATTATTATTTCGTAATTTACAATATCAGTATTTGCTTTGTCTAATCCGTATAAGTTGGTATAGCCTTGAAAAAATATACTTTTGTCACCACTTCCAGTTCCTGTACTAAATATATCAAACTTCGTTAAACTTGGCTGTATATCGATTTGCAAATTACTAATAAAATCCCCCGTATCAAGAAAATCGTATAAATCCCCTGCACGCTTGTTGTTCTTTATTAATTGCGTGCCTAAACTGTAAACGCCATCGAATATAGGATTATTGTTTTTTAATGCGTTACCATCGCTTCCTTTACCATCTTGAAAGGCGTTAACATTTAAAGATATAATCTTGTTTTCGTTGGCTATAATTATGCGTTCTTGTTCATCTATCATATTATCAGCCACGAATTTACACTTATTAATATAGTCTCTAATTGTTACCATTACAACAAAAATACAAAAAAAGCCGTTACGAATTGCAACGGCTTTTAATCTCCTTTCTTTTTAATTAATATTAACTAGCGGTAACAACTGCGGTTGCAGTATTCGATTTGTACAATACATCAGCTAAAGTCAAGATAATACCGTTTAATTCAACCGTTACAATATCAGCAGTTATGTTTGCTGTTACGGTTAACGTATATTTTTTTGTTGTAGCGTTGTAAGCTACTGCACTAGGTACTATTACACTTCCATTTCTTGTGACTTTAAAATTGGCTACTAAAAGACCCTCAACGGCGTGCGTTTTGTCTTGTAATAACGCACTAACTACAATAGTAGTAGAAGCCGTTACAATTGGATTGATTTCAACTATAACTTCATTAACTCCGTCAAGTTCATCGTAGCTAAAGTCTAAATTTTCAGTAGTAACGTAACTCATACGTTCGTCAACCTCTGCACGCTCTGTTAATTGCATTGCAATAGTTTGAGTACTTGCATCTGTACCATTTGCTCCCATATATTTACCGTTCTCAAACATTCCTAAGGTAAATCCTTTGGCTTGTCCTTGCTTAGTAACAGTAAAAAACATTGAATTGTCAACGTCGAACAAAATCAAGTCATAAGCGTTAAATCCACTTAATGAAGTCAATGCTTTGTGAAAGTTGATGCCGTTGTCAAATGTTGCTGTGTATTCGTAAGGATTTTTACCCGCTACAACTTTAATTCCAGACCCTGCACGTGTAATAATGTTATCGTCAGCCGTAGCATCTTCAAATGATACAACGCCTTGCAACATAATCAATTTCCCCGCTTGTTGTAGGGTACGCATATAATCCTTTGTAATTTCTTCGGTAAACTTGAAACCTTTTTGTAATAAGCCTAAAGCCGTTACTCTTTTACGGTCAATTCTGCACCCCGCTAAACCTGTGCCTAAATTACCTTTTGACCCGCAATCAATTGCGTTAATTTGTGTTTGTAAACTCATTTTATAAATTTATTAGAGATTAATTTTTCAATTGTTTTTTTATCTGAAAGTTCGATTTTAGAACCTTTTAGATATAATTTGTCTACTGTGATTTCTTGCAATACTGCAAACGTTTTTGTTTTTTGTTCCTTTACCATTTAATATATTGTTTTATGCAACCGTTTATGATTTCTACTTCTAAATCCAATACAATAGCATTCCAAACCGTTATTAATCCTTTGCCGTTATCGTTTACGCTATAATTGGGTTTCAATTCCTTTTCAATGGAACTATTCACTATTTTAGTGATTCCGCTACTATTTAGCAAAGTAATGAAGTTGTTGTAAACGGGTATAAGAATATTTAAATAGTCTGTTTTATATTGCGCTCCATTAAAAGCATTTTCATCATTTGAACGTGTCGCAATTACAAAGCGTGCTTTTCTCGTAACTCTACCTCTTAGTAAATCGTCCTTATCTTTTGAAGTTACCAACCAAATTAAAGGGTATTTTGAAACGCTTTCTTTTAAAATTAAGAACTTGTTTAGTACGTCAATAGTACCCCAATCGTAGCGAATAGGAAAGTTTTTATTTCCTTGCGTGTGATTAGGCATTAACGCTATCAATTCTCGCATTTTTTCCTCGAAAACTATCATATTCCAAAACTATTTTTTGGTTCGTAAATCTTGAAAAATTCTGGTTTCCACTCTGTAAAGTCTATCCTTTTATCCATCAAATAACCGTATAAACTTTTTTCAATTTCATTGCAACCAAACCAGTCTAAAAAGTTTTCGTATATCAAAGGTTCAATTAAGTATTCACTTTGATATTGCTTAATAAAGTTTTGATGTGCTGTTGAAATTAAATAAGATGGTTTTTGATTTGTAGCATTTTCGGGATTTACTTTTTTCGCTCCTGTTGCTGAAAGTCTAATATCTGTTTGAGAGACAAATTCTTGATAAATGTAGTTAGCAATTAATGAATCATCATTATCTAGTCCTAACCAAATTTTATCATCGTATTCATCGCCTTGGATTAACTTCTTTAGTCTATCGGGTGCATTTTCAATCTCCGTAATTGCTTTTACTTCGTTGTAAAGACTTAAACCAAGTGCATTTAATAATATTTCACGTTCCAATTTTTCGCATAGAATATCTAACTCCGTTTTGTTATTTGGCGTACTCGACGGATCAACTACCGATAACGGAATATAAATACTATTTTGATTTTGGAAATATGAACTATTTACTATTTGCATCTTTTTTAGTTTTTTCTTTTACTTTAGCCACCTTTTCAACACTTATAAGTTGGTGTGCTAAGTCCATTGCGAACTTAGCAACACTTCCTTTTTTGTGTGTGGCGTAATCTTTTAAAAATTCCACCTCAATCATTATACAGTAGCTAATGTAGTTAATGCAGTAGTTACGTTAGTACAGTGTAAGAAACCTGTTCTATCAACTACTCTAATTAACATTGCCATTCTTTTACGTGCTTTGATTGTTTTAGTATCGCTTGTAAATTGTGCGTTTACATAACCCTCTGATAAAACAATTCCAGACTTTTCGTATATTGTAGCAAAACGTCTATCACCAACAACTAATTGATTATCTGGCATATTGTTATCTTCTACAACTGCTAAACCTGCAATAGTTCCGTTAACAGTATCAAATAAATAGTTATTATCTAAATCTTTTGCAAGGTAGTAACGATCAAAAGTATCTGAGTTCATTACAACGATGTCTGGCGAATATTTAGACCCTCTGTTTTTAACGATTGCAGTACGCATTTTACGAACTAAATCCTTAATGTTTGCTCCCGAAATACCACTAGCAACAGGTGTGTAATCTGGTGCGCTTGCCAAAAGACCTGTTAAAGTTTCTCCTGTACCTGCACCGTTAATAATTTGAGCATCAATAAATGTATTTACGTTTACATCTAAAAATCTGTTTAATTCAGAATTAGCTGCATCTGCATCTTCTCCAAATTCCTCAGTAACAGCTAAAGTATCTCCAATTTTACGGATTGGCATTGTGCGCTCGATAAATTTAGCAGTAGATTCTGGAAATGTTCCACCCTCTGCAACCATTGCTGTTGCTCTTGCAATTGTATCCTCGTCCCAATCGTGGTATTTGATGATACCGTTATCGTTAGCACGGTTAGAAATTGGCATCTTTGGCAATACGTCATACAACGCACGTGCTTTAACTCCTAATTGCCCAATGTCTGGCAATACATAAGCGTTAGTGTTTCCAGAAATAGACGCACGGTTAGTAAGTGCTTTTAATTCTACTTCGCCTCTTTGACCGCTTAAAATGTTTTTGATAGTAGGTTTTACTGTTTCAAATTCCTCTTTAAAAGCATCTTTTTCGTTTTTAGCACCTTGTGTTTTGATTGTTTCTAATTCTAAACCTAGTTCGCCGTTTTGTTCTTTTACTGTTTTTAATTCCTCTTTCAAAGGATTAACAGCGTTTTCGATTGCTTGTTTTTGCAATTCTTGTTCGTGCGCTCTTTTAGCGATTGCATAATCGTTTGCTTCTTGTTCGGTCATTGCTTGAACTTCTGCATCTGTTTTGTACTTAAACATAGTTTGTTTGTTTTAAATTAAATGTTTCTTCTTCTTTTAATCGTTGTTTGAGTGACTTCAATTGTCGGCTCTTTTGTTTCTTTTGAAGGGTCCTCTTTAACGGCTTCAATTGATATTGTTGGAGTTACATAGTTAGATCCTTTTACTACTGCTGACCCCTCTACTATTTTAGCTTCGGAAACTGCCCAAAAGTATCCCTGTTTTTCTGCAACCTCTTTATTTGCTATTTCTGAAATGTATTTATCCCAAACTGCTTTTTCTTCTGCGTACCATTTTTGATCTGAATTGATAGCCATTTCTATTTTTACATAGCGCATACCTACCGAATGTTCTTTAACGTATCCTTTTGCGTATTGATTAAACATAAATTCGTTACGCTCTTTATCGATTTCGGCATCAAACATTAAAGCCTCTGTATCGCCATCAAAATCAAATCCTAAATCTTTCCAAGATATTTTTTTTACTTTAGCATCAACTTTATCTGAAATAATATGATTAAATTTCATTTGATGTTCTTGAAGTAAAAGAATGTTTTTTTGTTCCTTAGCTGATTTATTCCAAATACCTTTTAAATGCACGTCTGAGTGACTATCCATTAAATTAGTAGTGTTAATCACTAATTTAGCTTTTAACTTTTTAGCATCATTAATTTCGTTGTTTTCTTCCTTTGAAACTGATTTATCTTTAGTTTCAATATCAACTACATTAATAACAGAATCAGCCTCTTTAGTAATCATTTTCTTTTGAGCGATTAAAGTAGATTTATTCTCTTTTAACTCTTTGAAAAGTTCCTCTTTTGAAGCAAATTCTTTATTTGGAAATTCTTTAGCTATAATCATTTCTTAACAATTTTATCTTGTGATTTTTTCTTTATTTCTTTTAACCTTTCTATTTCTTCTTTAGTTAATGGTTTTGATGGTTTTTTCATAATCCTAGATTTAGTTTAAATTCCTTACTCAATCGCCTTTGTTCCTCTGGAGTTTCATATATCAAAGTACTTTGATACAAAAGCAAAGTTTCAATTTTTGCTTTTGTTACCAATTGCATTACGGGTAAATGATTATAACTAGCTACTAAACTTTCTCCTTTGTCAATCAATCCAAAAGCACTTGCAAAAGTATTCATAGTATTGTTTGCATCGGGTTGGATTGAATTTTGAACATAGTTTAACATTGCTTTGTCTTTATTCTCATAAGTACTAGAACCATTGCTAAAGTAATTCAAAACGTCCTTAGACATATCAAAAGCATTTAAACAAGTTAGCGCATCATTACTGAATTGTTCGTCTAAAAATAGTTTTTTCATATCGCTAACAAGATGCTGTGCTTTGATATTTGCGTTAGTAATCAGTAAAGATTTTTGGCTTACTTTCTTTAAAATATCTTTTCTATCGTCCTCTTGTATTTGCGCTTCGTTACCATCGCCTTGACTAGCTATCAAATACTTTTGCGACATTTTCAAGTTAACATTTTTAGAAAGTAAATTTTCTTCAATGTTTTCAATAGTTTTTGAAATTCCTTTTAATCGGCTTGGTGATTTCATTAATGAATCAATAGTTAAACCGTTGGCAAGATCATAAGTAGGAATTAGATTTTTTAAAGCAATATCGAAAACCTCGCCATCTAATGTATATTTTATCTTTCTTTCACTGTAGCTTTTTAATTCTGCTTTGGTATAAATAAAAGATTTTACCTTGTTAGATTTGTTTAAATCAATCTCGCTAGGCAATAAATTATACATTGATTTTGTTTCGCCTAAAGAATCTACTTTGTAAGTTAAATTAGTTCCAACAGCAGACAAAAACCACATCTGTTGAGATAAAAAATCTTCTTGAGATTGAAAGTAGTTAGGTTGTTTAAACAGTTGCAGTACTGAACTGTTTTCGATTGGCTTGCCTGCTGAATTAAGGTGTGTTATTTTCATTTGAGAGTATATTTTACATCTCAAAGAAATAATAGCAAGTAAAACGGGGTTATTTAAGGAGTATTCTAAATACTTTTCGGAATTAGTAAAGCCGTGATTATCAAGGAAATTATAAGTATAGTTTCCGTTGCGGTCACGCTCCACATTAATAGTATTCCTTTTTAAAAAATCAAATAAACCCATAAATACGATGTTTCACAACATTGTTAATAAAAGCAAATATAGTAATTATTTTTAACTTAAACGAAAAACTTTTGTAAACCAAGAAATTACATATTTCATTGCGTCTAATGCGTGGTCATCTCCGTTTTCCTCTGGCACGTCCATTTGAATACCTTGCCAAACTTTCCACGAATAATTTTCATATTCATTTTCAATATTTAAAGAATCGGTTGTATAATGAATTTTACTTTTTTGCATCGTTTCAATTCCTGCTGAAATAGAGCCGCTACCCTTTTTAGCTTGTATTACATTATATCCTGCATTCTTTAATTTACGTGATTCCTCTTTGTTAAATTCGTTACCGCTGTCACAAATGATCTGCACGTGTTTTTCTATTCCTAAACTTTCAAATTCATCTGTTAAACTTCCTTTAATATCGTTTAGCGGTTTGTAAAGTATTTCTTTAAAAAAATAGTTTTCATCGCCGTCGAATTTCATTGCTACTAATGAAGTAGGCGCACTCAATCCAAAATCTAATCCGTAATACACTTGAAAAGGTAGTTTGTAAAAATCTTTATCAGATAACGTTTTCCAACCTTTAAAAATCCTGTTTGGTTTTTCGGCTTTTAATCCTAGACCGTAAACATTCCACATATAAGCATCTGCGGTTTTTTGCTGTATATTATATTCATTCGGCTCATAACTTAAAATTTTCTTTTTCTGTTCAATAGGGCAAAACGGGTTGTCCCTAAATGTAGAATGAATTAGAATAGCATTATCTTGTTTTACTAGGTCATCACTCCATAGTTTACCAACTGGGTTATAATCCATAAAAACAGCTATACTACATCTCATATCAAGCTGATCGAATGTTGATTTAGGCATTTTATAAAACTCATTAAACCATAAATAATCAGAATGATATCCGTGTACTTTTAATTCATCATCAGTACCCTCTACATTTATTGTTGATCCGTTAGGAAAGAAAAATATTGATTCTGTTTTATTAAAACTTAATTTGTCGTAGTTGTTAAGTGTTGGATAATATTTTAACATATCTTGCAAAATAGTATCTTTACAATCTTTTTTAGTATTTCTAAAAACAGACAATTTTGTTCTTGGTTTGCTCCAAGCTAAAAGCCAAAAAATTTGCAGTATAGAAAATGTTTTACTAGAACGTGAAGAACCACTATTAATAATGTATTTATACTTTCCGCTATTTAATGCGTTCCAATTTTTCTCAAATACTGGTGTTGCTTTAATGTTCATTAATCAGGTTTTACAATCTCGATTTTTATATCGTTCGATGTTATCTTATCTCCACCACTTGTAATATCAGTTTCTTCTTTTAGGTTGTTTAAACGCTGTGTAATGCTAGGGTTAATCAAATTCAAGAAGCCTAATTTTATTTGATCGTGTCTGATTTCTTTCTTAATACGTGAACAGATAGGGAAATAATCTTTGTAACTTTCGTTCTTTCCTTCGAAATATTCGCTTAAATCAGGATAATTTATTTTAGTGTTATCCATTACAAAACACTCAAAACCCTCAAATATTAAAGGTTGTTCTTTTTTTCTATAAACCTCATCGGCATCTTTACCAACGTAGTCTTGAACCAAAACTGGGTTGTTCTTTACAAAATTTTTATATTCTGTAAATAACTCCCACATTTTTATTGGACTTTCTATGTATTTTTGCTTACCCATAATACCCCAAAATTACAAAAAATTCAAATACTAATTGCATTTATTTTTGATTTTCCATACTCCGACTGTATTTTCAAATAGTAAAAAATTTCTTTATTATTTAAACCCTCAAACAAAACTTTTTCTTTTGCTTGTTGGTATTTTTTGCACAATCTACATAAATCAGTACATATACAAGCGTTTGGTAGCTTTATAGCATTACCATCATCATCACAAGGCACAAACATTTCTAGTTTTATCGGTTGTTTTAGGAAGTTCGCGTAATTGTTTATCTGATTAATGTTATAGCCTTGTAACACTAAATCCACCATCGATATTAATCTAAATTTTTCCATGTTTTTCTTGATTTTATATTAGCAATAGTTCTATAAGTTACATTAAACTTAATTGCTAAAAATGTTGGTTTTTCTTTTGATTCTAAAATATATAAGGCGTCTTTTTTTGTTAATTTACTTTGATGATGGTTTTCTCCAGACATTTTCAAAGAAATTATTTTTTTATGTTCATCTGTTATCTTTTTACCTAATCTTGCTTTAATGAATTTTTCATTACAGACACTATTTAAAATTCTCAACTTTGAAGCAATTCCTATCTTTATTTTTGCTTCTTTTGTATGTTTTCTTCCGTTAGGGTGGTCATATTTATAATGACACTTTCTACATAATTTAATATAATTTTCAATATTTTTAGAATGATTTTTACCTATAATCAAAGCGTTGTCTAATCTTTTATTTTCAGAATGACAATGTTCGCATTTGTTGCCAATTTTATTTTTTCTTATAAAATCATGTATTCTATTATACTCTTTTAAATCCATTTTTTTTTTTACAAATATACAACAATAAGCATCGATATTAGCTTCATAATCCTTTTTCTTTTTTAAATATTGCTAAAAGTTCTGTTGTAGGCAATGACCAACAAAGTTTATCATTCCAAGTTTTACTCATTATCCAATTGTGAAACTCAACCGCATAATCATCTGCTATTTTTTCTATATTTTCAGCTATTCCATAATTCGGATTAGTCCATCCTTGTTTATCAGGGCATTGTGCTATTTTATCTCTTAATGTCATATATATCTACTTTTTTATTTTTATTAATTTCAGCTAATTTTTTTGCTTGTTCTCTATTTTCATAAGGCTCATCAAAAATATAGACTTTTTTTGTTTCGGGATTCCTTTTTGTTGTTCTCATATTAATTTGCTTTCATTACTATTGCTTCCATAATTTTATTTATTTTCGTTATAATAATTAACCCAAAACTCAATTAAATTAAACGGTATTGTTTCGATTGTAAATGGCTTAACATCGATTTCCTGTCTTTCATTTACTTTTTTTACAATATAATCCTCAATATCTAACCCTTGTTTAAACGTTCTAACCATTTTAACATGCTTTTCTTTTACATACAACTGCAATCTCTCTCTGTTTGATGTTCTAGGTCGTCCTACTGTTTTTTCTTCGATTACAGATCCTATTTTAAAAGGAATATTTTTTTGAATAAACTTGCAATACAAAGAATGATATCCTACGCTTTCGGGCGTGTAAATATTTCCGTTGTGGTCTATGTTTAAATTTTCAATTACTTTTATCATTATTTATAAATATTTGGTGTTATTAAGTGAATTGCTATTATTTTTTCTGATGTTTTCATTATGTTTTTATTTTAAAGAATTTAATACTTCTGTTTGTGTTGGGTATATTTTTGTTTTTGAGTTATACATTTTTGAAGTTGCAAAATAACCTGATCTGATTCCATTGTTATAGCTTGCAACTAAATTATATCCTTTTTTATTTAATTTGTCTTGAATTGTCATAACTTTTGGTTTTTATATTAGTAGTCAGATTTTACGTTTCTTTGAATATTTTTTCTGTACGCTTCCCATTCGTCATTTGTCATTTTTGCAGTTTTAGAGTTTTTGTAATCAATCTCATTTTGCATTGTTGATTTTTTTACTGATGGTTTGTTTGCATATTTTACTTTTCCAAATTCAGCTTCTACGATTTCGATAGTTGAAGTTTGAAACATTTTAATTTTACCTTTAATGTCTTCACAAATTGTAAACGCTCCTTTTTCTCCTGTTACTTTGTAAGTTACTCCGTTGTTGATTACTGCTTTCATAATTAGATTTGTTTGATTTCTTTAGCAAAAATACAACTCTTTTTTAATTATACAACTCTAAATATTAATTTTAACACTATTTTAACATACTTCCATAATTAAACTGGTCCAATTCAGTTTGCAACTCCTTTACTTTTTTATGATCGCCTTTGTTTATCGCTTCCCTTATTAGCGTTGGTAGTTGATTTGGTCTGTCAGCTATTGCGTTGTATTTTGAGCATTCGTTTTTTCCTGTCGATTTACAGGAATTTTGGCAATGGATGCAATTAGTTTTTTTCATAGTTTGTTTCATAATCCGTCCAAATTAATACCTCAAATCCTTTTTCTCTTAATTGTTTTATTCTTATTTTTTGTATCTCGCTAAGTATTCCAATGGTTTGTTTCACTTCTATAAACTTTACCACACCGTTACGCAATGCCATTAGATCAGGTATTCCGACCATACTTGTGCGTATCAGTTTAATTACTTCCCACCCCTCTTTTTCAAGTTTCTTTTTAATCTTGGTTTGTATTTTGTTTTCTAACATTTTAAGTCTTTTTTAAATTGTGATAGAGTATAGTTTTTTTTATTCATAATAGATTTGTAAATGTAGCTTTCAATTCCGCCTTTAGCAAACAACCAAAATATATTGTTTTCTTTTCTATCCATTGTCGTTAAACGATCACGTGACTGCCAATAAGAAGTTGCCGAAAAGTCTGGCGTTAAGTAAAAAAGATATTCCGCATTTTTTAAACTTATTCCCTCGCGACCAGAAACAATTTGTAAGGCTATATTTTTATTTGAATTATCGAACGTTTCAAGATCAAAACAAATTTTATCTCCAAAAAAATCTTGTATCATTTCCTTTTCAGCTTGAAACTTGTAAAAAATAGCTATTTTATTTTCTTTAAAATTATTTTGCAAATAAACCAATTTGCTCTTATCTAAAATCATATACTTACCGCTATCTAAAATAACCGTGCCACTATACAATTGATGTAATTTGCTCATAATTTTTGCACCTGTATCCGCAATAATAAAATCGTTTTTACCCTCAAATACCTTGTCTTTTTTTAACTTCTCTGTTATCTTATAAGTTATCGGAAGCATATCAATATAGATAACAGTTTCTTTTACGCTTGTAGTGAATCCTGCTTGCTCCTGGGTAAATGAAATCATATATTTATCAGTTACTTTTTTTATTAGTTCTTGATCAGCATCTGAATAATCATTTACTTCTGCATAGCCTAAATACTTCTTTTTTACATTTACGTAGTCAACCGCCCATTTATAAAAATTAGCGTATTTAAAAGGCGTGTAAGCACTAAGCCAAAATTGATGATATATTTGCGAGTAACTCTCTGGTGTTGGTGTACCACTTAAAAACACCATTGGCAATAAACTAAACTTTTGTTTAATCAATTTAGTACCGTTATTGGGTTTTGGAAAAGCACCATTTCTGTGGTGTTCGTCACTTATTATAAAATCAAAATCACCTTTTACTAAATGTAAACTTTCGTTATTTATAACGGTTAAATTAAAAGTAAATCCAAAATCTTGATAATCATTTAAAATTGATTTAATTGCTTTTTTCTTTGTGAGAAAAAAAACATTTTTAGCACCGTAAATTTGAGCAGTATTTAAAGAAGTTAGTGTTTTGCCTGTTCTTACCTCCATCGCCAAATAAACTATCTTTAATTCTTTTAAAATAGCTACTGCTTTTTTTGAAATTTCTATTTGGTAATCTCTAAGTTGTTTCATATAATTTGCTTTTTAAGTGTAACACTGTTGCATCAAATGTTATAGCAAATGTTATAGCAAATGTTACAGCACTTCCTAACGTTTATAAGGCTTGCCGAAAGAAAGTGTAACATTTGTTACACTTTGATATAATAAAAATAATTTTTTATAATTATATTTTTTATTTCTACTACTGTAACACTGTAACATTTGTTACACTTTCCTTTGTTAAGTATTGATTTTATTGACTTTTTACTATAACATTACTATAACATTTGCTATAACATTTTATTTTTTTATGTTACAATTCAAGTTCTTTTATCCAAATATGAATTGTTTGTCTTGTTACTCCTAATTGTTCAGCAATTTTAGAACGATTAATATTTTTATTAGAAATGTAAATTTCATTAAATTTTTGTTTTGGATCAATAATTGAATTAATTTTAATTTTATTTTGTAATAAATTATTTGCCCAAGCAATTTGAAATTCGTTTCTTTCTCTAATATCCTCAATATTTGAATAAAAATCTACTTCTCTATTAACATCCTCTTCACTTATTTCAAACCATTCACTATTAAATCTTTTTGAAGCATATTTACTGTGCAATATTGATTCTAATTCTTTGGCATCTTTAGTTTGTATAAATCCTAAAATCTCACTACCATAAGGAGCATAAGTTTTAAATTGATTAA